ATTAAAATTAGTTATTGACCAACGAAATTTACAAGGATAAAATATTTATAAATATGAATACTAAAGCATTTAAAAGATTAATTAAGGAAGCAGTAATTGATGCTATTCATGAAGAATTACCATTCATTCTTGAAGAGCACATGGCTAAACAAGAAAAAAAAGCATTACGCGAAAACAGAACAATGAATTTTACTAGCAATGATGTAATAGCGGGTAACCCTGATGTTAGAGCATCTTTGCGTTCTAAAATGGGTGAAGCTTTTGGTTTCCAACAAACACCATCTAATAAATTAGCAGTAATAGACGCTGTTGATGAAGCAACAGGAGAGAAAGTAAACCCATTTGCTGCCTTTTTAGCCGATTCTGCATCTAACATGACTGCTCAAGATATATCAGGATTAAGAAATTTAGGATAAAATGCCAATACCTCAAACAATACGAGTAAATCCGTTAGATTTACAAAAGAATATTGCCATTGGGGTAGCTTTACCTTTTAATGCTCCTGGAGTATTTAGAAGTACTTTTACTACTAAAGATCAAATTAAATCAAATCTAGTCAATCTATTATTAACTAGTACTGGTGAAAGGATAATGAATCCTACTTTTGGTACTTTTTTAAAGCGATTTCTATTTGAAGGAATTACAGATAGTAATTTAGAATCTTTAAAAGATAATTTATTAAATAGTATATCAATATACATACCTGATATCACTGTAACTAGTATTATTATCACTCCTAATACTGATTACAATTCTATAGACTTAAATATAGATTATGTAGTTAATATTTCACAATTTCCTGATCAAGTAACAGTACAATTTACATAATAATGACTAACGAAGATAAAAATATATCATATTTAAATAAAGATTTTGGCGCTTTTAAAGCAGCATTACAACAATATGCTAAAACATATTTCCCGTTAACATATAATGACTTTTCCGAAGCCACCCCAGGTAATTTATTTATCGAAATGGCATCTTATGTTGGTGATGTTATGTCATTTTATTTAGATACTCAAACACAAGAAAATTTTCTTCTATATGCTAAAGAAAAAGAAAATTTATATGCTTTATCTTATGTAATGGGTTATCGCCCCAAAGCATCATATGCCTCTACTACTACTGTAGATATATACCAACTAATGCCTTCTACTTCTTCAGACGGAGGTATAACATTTTTTCCAAATTATAATACATACGGATTAATAATACCAACTAATACTATTATTACTTCAGCAGCTACTGGTATTAAATTTTTAACTACACAACAAATAGATTTTACAGATACAGGTAGTACTGAAATTAGTTTTGTAGATAGTAATTATTTCCTATTTAAAAAATCTACTGAGGTTATATCAGCTGAATTAAAAGAAACAACTATTTCGTTTCCTGGAAATCAAAAATTTGCAACTTCTAATATTACTGATACTAATATATTACAAATATTAAGAATTACTGGTAGCGATGGTAATACATGGTATGAGGTTCCCTATTTAGCTCAATCATCAATATTTCAAAAAGTAGCCAATCCTTCATACTCTACGGATCAAGTTCCTTATTTATTACAACTACAAAAAGTCCCTAGAAGATTTACTTCAAGAATATTATCAGATAATACTTTACAATTAGAATTTGGAGCTGGTCTATCTTCGAATAAAACTGACAGCCAAATAATCCCAACCCCCGACAATATTCAACTAGGATTAGTACCTGGTATTTCATTATTAACTAATAATTATAATGATGCTTCTGTATTTTTTACTCAAGAATATGGATTAGCACCTTCTGGGGATTTAAATGTAAAGTATCTAGTTGGGGGTAGTATTACCTCTAATGTATCTGCTAATGATTTAACTATTATAGATACATCTGGATTTTACTTTAAAAATGGTAATCCCGGAGGTGGAGTAGCTGCTACTGTATTATCAAGTGTAGTATCTACTAATCCTAATCCCTCATCTGGGGGTAGAAATGGAGATACAATTGATGAAATAAGACAAAACGCTCTATATTCATACTCAACTCAATTAAGAGCAGTAACAAAAGATGATTATATTATTAGAGCATTATCAATGCCTTCTAATTATGGAACATTAGCTAAAGCTTATATCTCACAAGATTTTACTCGAGATGATTTTCAACAAACAGTAGCACACACTCAACCAGGTAATCCTCTTACTTTAGATCTATATATATTATCTTATAATAGTGATAAACAATTAACTACTGCTTCTACTACATTAAAACAAAATTTAGTAACCTATCTTAATGAATATAGAATGGTTACTGATGCTATTAATATTAGAGATGCATATTATATTAATATAGGGATTAACTTTGATATAATAATATTAAGTGGATATTCAAATAAAGATGTATTAACTAATTGCATCTCAGTTATGCAAGACCATTTTAATATAGATAAATGGCAAATAAATCAACCAATTATACTTTCAGATATTCAATCTAAACTTCTACAAGTTAAAGGAGTACAATCTGTAGTTAAAATAGAAATAATAAATAAGCAAGATTCCACTAATAATATCTATTCACAATACGGATATGATATAGCAGGAGCAACTAGACAAGGAAATATATATCCTTCATTAGATCCGGCAATATTTGAAGTTAGATATCCTAACACTGATATTCAAGGTAGAGTTGTTGTACAATAATATTTATCAAAAAACCATAAAATATGAACCTAGACAAATTAAAAGGACATTTACCAGAAACTGTAATAGCACAACTACCAGATACAATTGCAAAATTTGAATTAAATACTCCATTACGTTTAGCACACTTCCTTGCTCAAGCAGGACATGAAAGTGGTGGGTTTAAATTAGTTAATGAAAATTTAAATTATGGTGCTAAAGGTTTATTAGGTATATTTAAAAAATATTTCCCTACAGAAGCTAAAGCTAAAGAATACGAGCGCAAACCTGAAAAAATTGCTAATTTAGTTTATGGTAGTCGTATGGGTAATGGCGCCGAAACAACAGGTGAAGGATATAAATTTCGCGGACGTGGCTATATTCAATTAACTGGCAAAGACAATTATAAGGCGTTTGATGCAGTTGTTACTGAGTCGATTGTTGATAATCCTGATTTAGTAGCAACTAAATACCCACTACTATCAGCTGCTTGGTTTTTCCATAAAAATGGTTTACATAAAATTGCTGATAAAGGAGCTACTGATGCTGTTATAACTGAAGTTACTAAACGTGTTAACGGTGGTACTATTGGTTTACCCGATCGTATCAAGCATTTTAAAGAATATTATGCGTTATTAGCATAAAATAGACTTGTAATTGCTATATTTATATGTAGTAATTACTAATTATGGCTGTTTATAAAATATTCCCTGAAAAGAGTAGCACTCTTTATTCATATTATCCCACCCTCAATGCTGGGTTAGACGAGATACTAGAAGCTAGTACCTATTATTCAATACAAGGTACTAATGAAGTATCTCGTCCTATTATTAAATTTCCATCAGACCAAATATCAGACATTATTACTAATAAAATTAGTAGTAGTGCCTTTGATGTTTATTTAAAATTATATTTAGCCAACGCTTCTGAAATTCCTACAAATTATACATTATTTATTCATCCATTATCTAAAGATTGGAATGTAGGAACAGGAAGATTTGGAAATTCCCCTATTACTACTGATGGAGTTAGCTGGCAATATACAATAGAATCAGGTAGCAATGCCTGGATTAATGGTACCTTCACAACAGGAACAACAGGTTCTTACAGTGTAACTGGAAATGTAGGTGGTGGTACGTGGTGGACAAGTTCTCTCTATCAATCCACCCAATCATTTACTTTTATTTCTTCAAAAGATATTGAAACTAAAGTAACTAATACTGTATTAGCATGGAATAGTAGTTCTATAGCTAACTATGGTTTTATATTAAAACACTCATCTTCTTTAGAGTTTACATCTGCTGACAAATTTGAAACCAAATACTTCTCAGGTAATACTCATACTATTTATCCTCCTGCTCTTGAATTTAGGTGGAATGATTCAGTATATAATACCGGATCTTTAACTGTAGTAAGTTCAAGTTTATTTGCTATTACATTAGGAAACAATAAAGCTGAATACCAACAAGATTCAGTTCAACGTTTTAGAGTTAATGTAAGAGATCAATATCCTTCAACAGCATTTAGAACTACATTAAGTTATGCTAATTCAAAAGCATTACCTTCTTCTTCATATTGGTCAATAAAAGATTTGGATACTGAAGAAATTGTCGTAGATTATGACACGTCATATACTAAA